TAAATACATTTGGTTTCTTTTTTTCTTCATTTGGCAACATCGCTATGGAGCCATTGATATCAAGCAGACTGTTTATATCGTCTAAACTAATCTGTTCAATTGTTGTGTCATGTTTAATTTCAGTCATGTTAGTTGGTTGTTGGTTAATAATAATATACTCAAATGTAGCCAATATAAATATTAAATGTTTAAAAAAATGAATGCTATTTTAAAAATGTTCTTATTATATAGCTATAATTATTTTTTCTTCTTGTCTGTTGCTTTTGGTTTATCAAACTGATTCTTATTTTCTCTTGCTATCTCAAGATCAATATTCTTCATATCTCGTTTTGCATTAATATCTTCACGTTGAATCTCATTTTTCTGTGTCGCTATTATTGCTTTATTAGATTCTTTTTGTTGATTAATAGCCATAGCATCTTGATAATTAGTACTTTCTTTTATCTGTGTCATTGCATCTTGAAAATCATTTTGCTGATTAGCATTAAGATCAACAGAAGCACCAAAACCAGCTGCTCGTATTTCAGCAATAAGAACATTATTACGTCTATCTTTTTCAGCTTCTCTGGCTTCAGCATCTAATTCTAAAGATTTTTCTTGAATAGCTTTATCAACTTCCATCTGTTTAAGTTTCTCTTGATGAGCTAAATCCGCTTGATGTTGTTTTGATTGTTTATCTTCAGCTGACTTAAGTGATGTATTTAATGTAGCCATTGAATCTGCTTGCATTAATTGTCCAAGATCGTATATAGATGCTCCTGTAGTATTGTTATTAATAGCTAACTTCTGTAAGTTATCCAGTATAGTACGATGAGATGCTTTAGTAGTACAGTAACAATTAATATCTCGTAGTAGAAGGGCAGTACCATTTATCTCAAAATTAACACGTTCATCATTAGATGTCATGTGTTGTAATCTAACAGATGGTTTTGTTGATTGATAAAACTGAGCTAAGTCAGTTCTCATTTGATGTACACGAGGCATTAAATGATCAGAATGTTGTATAAAATACATTTCTGTTTGAGCATACGAACCAGTTACAGCTTGTTCGATACCAGTAGCTGTATTAGTTTGACCAATTTGTTGACCCATTCGCTGTGGTGTTACTCCTACAACGGCATATGCTTCCTGTTTAAAGTGATTAGCTAATTGTACTCTACTAAGTAAACGCTGTGTTTGAGATAAATCCAACTGTTGAAAATGTTGGAAGTTTAATGCATTTTCTGTATTAGCTATACTAGTATCTAAAGGAAGTATTGAGAAATCCTTCATAGCAGTATAAGCCTTGGCATAATTTCCTTTACCCCAATCATCACCTAATGAATGTTGTGGTAACGCATTCTGATCTAAAAGAATGACAGTTCCTAATTCATCTATCAAGATATCAGCAATTTGATTATTAACCATATTATATCCGATTTGGAATGGTTTCATTAAATCAACTAGAGCTGTAGATTTTACATTACGATCTGAGAATACACGTCCTTCAACTGGTAATTTACAACCATACAGTTGATTATCACCTTTAAACTGAAATTTAATAGGTTTAATTTCATTCTGATTAATACCAAGATACAATGGATTAAATCCATTAGAACCATTACCTCCAGCATATGTTGGTTGATTGGGTCCTATTTTAATACCACCCCATACTTGATTAATCCAAATCCATTCTATATGTTCACCAAAAATAAGAGTTGCTCGAGTTTTGTTTTTAATCAATGAATTATTATAAACAGGTTTATCAGTTATCTTATAGATCTCATCTACCACCTGTACAGTTACTTCACCATTTTCAGAAATCTTTGTTAGATGTCCTAACTTACGTTGAGACTTCCAGTAAGCTTGCGTTACACGTAACATGCTTGCTGTCATGTCTTGCCTATAACCATCTTCTGATTGTCCAAGTACCCATTCCACAATGTCATTACCATTGTTTACAAAGTTATCTCGCATGGATGTATATTGTCGCATTGCTAGTGACGGACCATTTACATTCACATCGTGACTTTGCATAGGGTCATAATATGAACCATCATTTTGTTGACCAGTTATAGCATAACCAGCAGAACGAATAGGAAAATAAAACTCAAGTGATGTTAGTTGTTCTTCACTCATGCACCATCCGTATCTATCGATGATATCTGATACAGTAGACATTTCAACTTTACCTACCCAGTTTCCATTGGAGATGTATCGGACATCCGGTGATTTGTGATAGAAAGTAAGCACAGGATTCCATAACTCGGGTTCATAATCATCTTCATACATCTTAAAATGCCAAAACTCACGGTCTGTACACAACATATCATGGAAAGCTCTTTCTTCAAGTTCATCCATACTAAACCGTTCTTCATCAATGACATGTTGTTTAGATGCCCATTTTTCAGCAATCACTTCGTAATTCTTAGAAAAGAATTCTTCTATTTCAGGAAGTGTCTTTAGATTATCTAATGACATTTCTTGTTCTAATTTTTGTTTAATTTCAGGATCTTCAGGATCAGCACCAGCTTCAATTAACTTATTCATAAGTTTCATCTCAGCTTGTTTTACTAATACATTCTCTATTTCTTCTCGTTTCTTTTCTAAAATTTCATTGAATGTATATTCATCGTTAGCTCTAAAGCTAACTCTTTTGTTACGTTTAGCAAATTCAGCTTGTAGTACTTTAATTACACTTGGTATAATCGGATAGAACTTTAATTCCATAGCACTATCCTCATTGTCAAGTAGTGTATCTACGACATCACGCATTTCATTATCAACAGCTCCAATATAATCCGTTTTATCAATAATACCTTCAGCTAGTTTATAATTTTTCATTAAACGTCTAGCACTACCTTCAAGTTGTCGTAATCCTTGAAGTTCTAACCAGTCAAGATTATGACAACACCAATCAAAATCTTTTTCAATTTTTGGTAAAAATTGAATAGGTTGACTTATAGAATGCAGTCTATTGTTTTTTATTTTAGCTCCATTTTTGAGCTGTAGGGCATTTAATATTTGCATGTTATAAATATTTAAACTTAGTTTTATTATTTCTTTCTCCTGATAATTGTCTTGCTAAATACCTACTTGTTATATTAATACTTTTTGCAGCATCAGTAATACTATTATATATTAATCCTGTAGTTGTATCTATAACTTTTTTTGCAAAAAATGTAGAACCTAGTTTAAGATTATTTAATGAATTTATATGTACTAATTTACCTTTTTAGCTTTAGATATTTTTTTTCCTATATTGATTCTATTCATATTAATACTTGCTATTCGTATTTTTTCTATTGTTTCGGCAGTATGTTTTACTCCATTTTTCCAATGAGAATTTTCTTTTACTGCTTTAGATATTTTATCTTTTGTAATTTGATTAGGATATCTACCATATGCACCTTCTCCACCATCTGTCATATTAACAAGTGTGCCTGTATTAATATTTTTTCTTCCATATAATTTAATAAATTCTTTTTCTTTTAAACAAGCGTCTGACCAAGTTAAATCATCTAATATAATTTCTATTCTATATCCTAAGTTACTTATGTTCTTCCAATGATTATTTTTCTTCCTGATTGGTGACGTGAACGTTGATAATTAAAATCAGAACCAATTCCTATATAAAATGGTTCATTTTTATCTAATCTAATATGTCGATATACATAACACATTATCTCAATTTATTTTCCATTAGCGTAAGCGTTTATATGGTGATCTATTTATTTTACTTTGTCCTGGTAACTGTTGTTTACCAATATTACGAAAAGGACTACTATTTAATTTATACAAATTTGGTGACTTTTCCAAGTCTTTTCCTGTTTCATTTTCAATACGTTTTATATAACCTCGATTTGATTGTTGTATTTTAGCAAAAGCAACTAAAGCTGCTAAACTAACTAATCTATCGACATTCACACCATCTCTGTAAGCTTCCATTTCAAGCATAGCCATCTTATCAGGGATTCTTGTTATACCGTATGTTTTTTTAATAATGGTTCCATCTTCAGCTGTTTCAGTATCGATTACCTCAGTTGTCCACTCAATAAGATAATTTAAAAGATGTACCTTAAAAATAGTTCCAACGTTTCTCCAACCAAAATCCTGATAAGAAGATTTATTAGCCTGTAATTCTTTTAAGAATACAACCTGATTTTTAGGAATAAGATATTTCTGTTTATGTTCACTAATCATATACTGAATAAACAATGAGATATTATTCTCAATAAGTGTCCAACAGTTATACCATTCGATAAGTAATCGTAACTTGAGATGTGTTTCATTAAGATCATTAAAACGTCCACACCATGCAGCAACAATCTTATCACCTTCGATAAAATTTTCTGCACCATTACTTGTATGTCGTGTTACTTCAATTGGATTTTTATAGATATAAATAGAACATAATGATTCACTCGTTACTGTTTTACCTTCAGATACAGGGTCAATAGAACCATAATAGGTTCCCCATACAGCATTTGTATCAGGTCTTTCCCAAACTACAATAGAACCTGTTTTATCTTCTAGTTTAGGACTTACAGGAAACTCTGAAATAGGTAACTTATTTGTTTTAGTTATTACTAGAGAACCTTCTAAATCTTGTTTTAAATCAATAAGCTCATATGGATATTCTTTATCATCAATTCGTTTCTTTTGATCATGAATAAGATGTATTGGAAACTTTGAGTCATCTCTAAAATCAAAACCCTCTTTGATATTTCGAGGATGCTGGGATATTCTTAATTGATATAACTCGGGTCTTAATGTTTTTTTCCAGTTAGCAAATGTAGTATCTAATGATGCTAACGCTCTAACAGGATCTGAATTACCATGATCATCAATGTATGGTGGCATTCCCCATTGTTCAGGAATAAATAAACCAGTCTCACCAATAACACCAGTGCTATCTATTAAATTAGATGTCACAGGTTCAATACCATTTTCAATAGGATGATACGTAAATCGTTTTAATGGTTCTGCTTCAGATAATTTACCAACAGATCCCGCAGCAATAAATAACCCAGTTGTAATTTCACCAGCATTTAAAGCTGGTCGCATATATTCAAATGTTTGATCTAATGTTGGTGCTATACCAGCCTCTTCATAAAAGAAAATCTTACATGGTCCACCTACACCTTTTGTAGGACTTTGTTCAAATGATATACCAATTAACTTTCCTTTTAATCCGACAGCTTTGGTTTTACCATTTTGAGTAACATCAATCTTCTGTTGCCATTTCTTAATACTACTTGGGTTCATTGGTCGATACCAAGCTGTATTAGTATTAAGAAAATCTTTATATTCATCTATAAAAGCCCATGTACCATCACCATCAATATGCCTGCTCTCAGAAGCACCCATCTTGAGTGTTATACCTTCTTCAAACCAAAGTTGGTTTACTAATTTAGCAGCATGAAAATAAGAAGATGCAATCTGTCGTTTCTTAAATATAGAAGCATGTCTATTATTTAGTTCAGCTTTTAACTCATATAGTGATATATGTAGTTGTACATCCCACACCTGCGGGAAATCAAACTTATTCTTTATTTTATCGAAGATAGGTAGAAAATTAATCCACATATAATAATCACGAGGAAGATACCATTCTTTATTGCCATTTTTAAAGATTGCTCCTCTACGACATTTAAGTTTCTCAAAGTCCCAGTAATTAACAAAGTCTTTACTTCTGAATGGTGTTATAGAGTAAACATCACCCTGCTTTCGAAATGTACGAGCCTGTTCGTTAAATAATGCAGATGTATCATCAAACTGATAAAGACCAGGTTCTTTAAACTGACTAACAACGTAATCTCTAAACTCTTCACGATGTTGATATCGTGTAGAAGTCCATTTTCCATTATCCCATGTTGGGATTTCTATAAAAAGATCATTCTTGATCATAACCTAATTGTTGGCCACCGCGTACATGTGCATCTTGTTCAGCTTCTAGATCCTTGGCAATACCTTTGTAAGATTGTCTTATTGAATCGAAGTCTTTTGCCATAGCTCTAATTTGTCCTATATTACCATCCTTACCATCAGTAATAGGTGTTTCAGCCATATAAGCAGCTATATTATCCATTGCTGTTTTTATACCATTATGTGCACGAACAGTTGGTGTTTCATACATCAATTTAGCTCTTGCTACAGCAGTAACAATATCATCATCTTCTAAATCAAAATCAATATCTAAATCACGTATTAGAGTTTCTTCACGGAGATCCTCTACATAATCAAAATAAGGATTCTGTTGACTAGGACATGCTGTATAAAAAATATAAGCATAAACCTTCATATAGTTGTTTGGATAATTAGTCATAATATCCTTTAACCAATTAATAGTATAACAGTGTTCAGTTGGAATTACTANTTTATTTTCGATATCAAATAACTTAATCATGTTTTTTCTTTTTAATTTCAGGATGCATTATCAAATANTTAATTATGTTCTGTACTTCTTTTTTTAAATANGGTACGGTATATGGAACAACTTTATCTACAATAGGGTTTCCTGTTTCATCTAGTGCAACTTTTGGATAACCATATTCATCTTCACCTTCTTTCTGAAATGTAATATGATGTATTTCCATTTTACCCGGTTTAAAGTTATGATTATGTTTTAACATAATATACATGTATACGCTAAGTTGTAACGCATAATGATTAAAATTACAGTCATCTAAATGAGCACATGGACCAAGCATTTTTTTGGTAATACCTTCCCAGTTAGTATATCCTTTTGTTATAATCTCTTTATTTGTTTTATAGTCGTATAGATCGATAGTATCTTGAAGTACTTCAACTCTATCTGCTTGACCGCATATAGCCGCTGATTTAAGATAAAGCATGTGTTCAGGATAAATACCAGATGTCAGTGTTTGATCAGGTGATTGTCTAACACCATCCAATCGTTCTATTGGATTAATTATTTCTAAATCAATACCATTACGCTGAATGGTTTGACACATTGATAATTCTTTTTCACGTTGATTATGATACCATGAACCAAGTGAAGTTGCACGAAGTGTTTCATTTTCCCAGATAGCAATTACATCGTCAGGTCGTTTGCCATACCACTTAGACTTTTTATTTCGCACCGCTTTTTCAGCGACAGTTACTTTATCAAAAGGTTCTTTAAAAAGTGATATTAAACTTGTTACACTTAACCAGTCTAATTTTACATCACCAGTACTTTCATACTTGTGGTTCTCTGCTGTGAAAGTTATCATCTTGATTTGAGTTTAGTTGATTATTGAGTTGGTCTTCTTCGTCTGTTGTAAGTATTGCATGCCATTTTGGATTTTCATGTGCACATGATGCAGCTAAAGCTCTAGTTTTAAATGCTAATGAACATCCACATTCACCACAACAAGGTTGTGTACCTGGTGCAATACAGTTAGTACCTATAGATGGACAAGCATTACAAATAGCCATTCGTTTGGCTGCTATTATCTCCACATCTTCTTTTGTAAAGATAGCATTCTTGATTCCTTCAAGAATCATTCCTTTATTCTTCCAGATTTCTATTAGTGTTGCCATTCTTTTTGTTTTTTATAAACTCAGCTTTCCTGTGACATTCCTTACCGATGATGAATTGTAGATTACGTACTCGTTCAAGTTTTGTTTCTATATCCTTTTTTATAGCCATCTGATTAAAGGTTTCTGGTTTTAGGACGTCTAAGTGTTTTCTATACTTATTTAATAATTTCGGTAACTCTTTTGTTTTTACTTTAAAGGAACCTAAGTTCTCAATCTGAATGTTAGGTTCCTTTAATTCTATTAAATTCTTTCTCACCATACTATAAAAAAAATTCACCACATCTTCTACGAGTTCTTTACTACAACCTGTTTCATCAGCTGTTGGTTTTAAATAATGTTTACTGCTCTTCGGTAACATATGCTATGGTATAATTTAATACTATATTACCTTCAGTCTGAATATTAAAAGCCGAGTTTAGTTGGATCTTCTTCCTATTACTAGATGGTAATTGTCGTTTCAGTATTAAATTACTTTTAGCAGCTTTGTTAAGGAAGTTTCGAACGGTTTGTGGATTAGAAAAAATATTCTCCTCAACAATCACATTACAAAATTCAGCGAGTTCATATTCACCGTATGCTCCCAAAAGAGCAAGACAGTCTAATTCAGAATCAGTTACATGGAGATGTCTTATAAAAGTTTCAGTTATCAGTTGAAACTTGATAATATCCCGATGTCCCATTCTAACACGTTTTTTTACAAGGTTAGCGTTTGGCATTGGTTGTTGGTTTAGTTATTCTTATTTCCAGTTGATATATTTTCCTCCTGGAGTAGTTCTTAAGATTTGTTTTCTATTTGTTTTTAGAATAGTAAATGATGCATGTACCCAATCAGGTTCATCATCGTTTCCAAATTCCCAAATTAATTGATCAAAGTCTAAATTATCTTTAATATAATGAAAGATTTCTTTATTGGTAATGCCATTATCATAGATATCAGCATCAATGTCAAGAGCTTCACCTTTACAATGTTGACTACTAATGCTACCCTTGACTTTAGTATTTAATGCTTTACTTCTATATCCAGAACTTATTCCAACAGCTTTATTAAAATGAATTCGTATTGGTTCAAATATATGTAACGCAACACGTTTAAGATTTTCTAAATGTTCTGGTGTTGGTTCATTACTAATACCATTTCGTATAGCTGTATTTGATTTAGTAACTTCTTTTAATGTTAAATGATCTGATATATTCATGATTAATCTGTTTTTAGTTTACGTTTTAATGGTTGACCATCTTTATCAAACTGTGGTGCAGGTGATTGATCTGCATCATCTGGTGCTGGTGCAAGTATCTGTCCTTGCTGTGCTACGTACATAATTTGCTTAAGACGCTGTTCTTCAATCTGTGTTATTGTCGTTTGATACGCTAGTTCTTTTGCTAGAACAGGCATTTGATCATCATAGAACTTTTCTTTTTTTTCTAAGTAATCTTTAATTTCTTCAGGAGTCATTTTTACTTCTGATTCTTTTACTTGTGTCATAATTAATATTTTATTGATTTATAGAACAAATGTAACAAAAAATAGTTAAACATAAAATGTTATATAAAAAAAAAATGCTACTCAGTAAGAGTAGCATTTTTTATATCATCTTATATTAAGATTTATTTTTCTGACCTTCTTGATAACCTATGATTTGGTCTAATTT